GAGCGATGTCGCGCAGCCACATTCTCACCTGATGCTGACTACAATCAAGTCTCAGGGGTGTTGAGGATCATTAACTCCTCAATCATCAACCCCAAGAAAGCGTCGGGTTTTCCGTTTGTAGCCGATGGTATGCCCACCAATGCCCAAGTGTTGAAGCAGTACGGCGAAAAAGGTTTCGCCCAACTGGTTCTTAACGAGTGGGATTCAGAACTCGTTCTGCGTTGGTTCTTGAAAGGAGAACCGAACAAACCTGAGAAACTCGCGCAAGGGCGACCTCGGGGTCTCGCCGGTATGCCAGTACACAAACTCGTGAAGCACGCTTCCATCTTCAGCAATCTCGCGCGCGCTTGCGTCGAGAACTGGAGGGATTTCAGCGTGAAGTACGGGTACTCGCCCGGCAACCCAGGGGACATCGCAAACCTGAAGAAAGCTCTCCCAGGCAAAGTGTGGTCGAGCGATAAGCAGACCTGGGATTTTAACGCCAAGGAATGGCACTTCGAGGCCTACATTAAGGTCATCCAGCTACTGGCCACCAAACCAGACGGCATGACAGATGAGGCCTTTGACCATTACCTGAACGTTGATGTCCCAAACGCCGTAAAGGAAATCTACGTGAAGAGCGTGTACCGTTGCTCCAACGGTGCCACTTACCGTATGAACTTCAACGGCGTCATGAAGAGTGGATGGTACTTGACCATCAACGGCAACAGCATCATGCAACTGATCCACAACGACATGGTTTTGGTCATGCTTGGTTACTCCAACGATTACATCCTTGAGAGGAAAATCGTCGCTGGGGGTGATGATGTGCTCCAAGAACCCGCTTGCGAAGACGTTGAGGCGTACAAAGCAATGAGTGCGGAACTTGGTGTGGCCATGGAGATTGAGGAGCATGAGGGACTCGAACACGCCGAGTTCTTCAGTGCTGATCTGCGGCTGGACGAGATGCGCCGGTGGCAGTTCTTCCCACAACGCTTTACGAAGCACGTGGAGCACTTGCTCACGATCAAGAAGGAGAACCTCGCAAGCGCGTTGAGCAATTACATGGGGGACCACCGCCACGACGCCGCGAAGTACAACTTCTTCCTGAAACTCTCCCATCTTCTGCGGAAAGACGATCCGGGATACTTCCCGAGTTGCTTCATTAAAGGAAGACACGCTTTGCTCTCCGCTCAGTACGGCTACGAAGAGTAGCCGCTGAGCGGTTTGACCTGGTCAAGTCGGTAAACTGACCCGCGCAGGCCCGCGTTATGTGTAGGTGGCGGAGGTGTAAAAGAACAAATAACAACACACAATGCAATACCCCCCCACACCCCAAGATGCTGATGAGACATTCATGGACGACGTACTGTCCAGCTTTGTCCCAGACGCATTTGGGAACTACATCGGCCCAGGGTGGAGTGACGGAAAGCTGCAAGAGAGCGTTGAATGGGGACAATCGGACCCACGAGACGAGCTCGACTTGCTCGCTTATTACCACGATTCCGCTTACGCGAAATTTAAAGATGAGAAACACCGCATGGAAGCTGATCGAATTTTCACTGAGAAGGCAGCCAAGATCCCAGGTGGTCTTGCTGCTATATCGAAAGTGGCGGTCACTCACGGCAATATGGTGAAACGCTCTGCCGAGCGAACTGCGTCGAATGTTTCAACTGGAGCGTCCTTGTTTGGACCCATTGGAGCACTCGGCGGCCTCGTTTACACCGGGGTTCAAAACATCGTCAAGGCGAATGACATGTTACCCGGCGGAGCTAATGAGAAAGCGCGTAAAGAAGTCTTGTCGTATTACGACACTGACCCGCACAAGAGACAGAACATGAAGTTCCCTGCAAGTAACGACGTTACAACCAAGAAGGAAACGCCAAAGCCAAAGGAGGCAGCGGCGCCGCGCGCTGAGTACGAAGCCCCCGCGCGGACTCCGCGTACGTATACGCAGGAAGAACTTGAGGACATGGCTGAGATCAAGCGGACCGCAGAGAAGCGGCGTAAACCTAAGAAAGGAGCGCCCGCGGCCCCGGTCCAGTCTGTACCGGAGTTTGAAAATGTACCCCAGAAAAATCAACTGGAGCAGATTCACACCCACAAAGCCAGCAAACCAACGGAACCACCCAAAGACTCAGAAGTCCGGGTTAATGATCCGCGCTCGCTTTTCTCTCGGTTGTTCAAACGCAAGAAAAAGAAACACGCGAAACTTGTGCCAGTCGAGACTGAGGATCAGCGAAACAAGAGGCTAATTGAATCTCAAGCAGCCAACTTTCGTCGACAACAAGAACTCCATGATGCAGCCAAAAGAAGCACGCTGCGTCCCTCGGAACGTGTGTTCGTGAACAAGCAAGGCCAGAGCCTCGCCGCTCTCGACCACGGCTCGAGGGTGCGCCGAGCTTACTCCTCAAAGCGCATCACCCAAATTTCGGAGGTAGGAGGCGTAAAACAACGATAAATATACACAACACACTCAACTTCATCTTACCATGGCTAAACAAGGCCGGAAGACGCAGAAATCACAGCGAGCGAGCTTTGGCCCAGTTTCGCGCATCAACACAGCACCAGTTGCGGTTGGTAACTCAATCCGTGGCACGAAGCCACGCGTTACTCAGAGTATCAACGGCGCTCGTATTGTTGGTCGCGACTTTGCTTTTGCTCTGTCTGGCACTGTTGCTGCTGCAACAGACTGGGAAGTGATTGGCGGAATGCCGATCACTCCATGTGCTCTCCCTAGCAGCATCCTACGCAACTACTGTCAGATGTACGCGAACTTCAAGGTGAATTCTCTCACCGCGCATTACATCACCAGCAGCCCGACCTCACAAGCAGGAGACGTTCTCTTCTACTATGAGCCAAAGCGCTTCAATCCATTCCCGGACTACACGAACTCGTCATTCTTGCCGTTCGTCCTCTCTGACGCCAATACAGTTATTGGACCGCAGTGGACAAACCACACGGCACTAGTGGCGCCCGTGAAGGAGTGGAAGAGCACGTCGTACGGCAGCTCGACTGACCTTGATGAAGAGTGCGCAGGTTCACTGTACATGTTCTCGAAGACGAATGCCGCGAATTCACCCGGGTACGTCCTGATCGATTACGACATTTCTTTCAAGAACCTCGCCCTCAACCCACGCTTTGGTGTGCTGCCTGTCGCACGCGCGCAAAACAACGCCGTGTGCTTCAAGTCCGCAGCCACCACTACGTCTGGCAACACGTCGACCTGGGACATCATTAACGGAAAGACTGTCTCCGGGGCTGTTTCACAAGAACCAACCGGAGGCACCGTCGG